TCTTAAAAAATGGCTAACAGTAAACCAGCAGTTTATTCGTGATAATGCTTTTATTTATTCTTTCTTTGGCAGAAAGAGACGACTAGCAAATGCTAAATCAAAAGATCAAGGTATAGCTTCACATGAAGTAAGAAGTGGTATTAACTTTTTAGTGCAGTCTATTGCTTCTGATGTTAATTTACTTGCAGGCATTGAAATGAATGACTGGATTAAGAAAGAACAGTTTCCAGCAAAAATATTTGCTCTTGTACATGACTCCATACTTGCAGAAGTAAAAGAAGAAGCAGTAGAGGAATACAGTAAAAAACTACAAGAATGTGTACAAAGAGATAGAGGAATAAGTATACCAAATGCCCCAATCGGTTGTGATTTTGAAATAGGAGATGATTACAGCATGGGTAAATTTGGATCAAAGTATGAAATATAAGTTTCCTTTTTATGTAGTGCATACAGATAATGTAGAACTTATAGACGGAATACTTTGGATAGAAGATCAAGTCCTAGATGATAAAAATATGAGTGGAGAAACTCTAGGAAAAAGAAGATTACAAACACCAATGAAAAGTTTGTACCCACTCAGATATATGATAAAAGACGAAGTTGAGTTAATAAAGCATAGAGGTAATTTCTATATAGATTCAACAGGGCATTTTTTTCGTTACTTTAAACAAAAGAATTTACCTTTAAAATATCATAAAATAAGAAAAGTAGAAAAGAAAAGAGGAAGAACAGTAGTTTGGATAAAAGGTATCAATCATGGATATGATTTTGCTAGACCACCAAGTCCTCAAGAAACATGGGCAGGAGTATTATATCGAAGTGGTATTCCATGGCTTGTGTATGAATTAAGTGAGGTTAAGAAAAAAGACACATGGCGAAAAGTATAGAAGAAGCACTTGAAGATGGAATAGTACTTATCAAATTTCGTAGTTTACGAAGTGGAAATGTATATGAAAGAGAATACACTCTTTGTGACAAATATGTAAATACTAAAATTAAAAACCAGTCTGGTGATAAATTAATATGTTATGATATTGATTTTGATAAGTGGGAAGATATAGAAAAAGAAACAATAATAAAATGGAGTAAATTAACATGAAATCAGTAATGCAACACCCAGTCGTATTTCTAGATAGTTATATAGATTCTGATCTTTGTGATTTTATTGTAAAAGAAGGCAAAAAATTAAATGTTGCAGAAGCAGAAGTATACGCTAAAAATACTACTAGACCATTAAAAGATGGTGAACTAAGAAAAGCACAAACAGCTTTTTTTGAAAAAGGTCATTGGGTAGAGAGTATAGTTGCTTCGGCACTTCATTCAATAAATCAAACAACATGGCAAACAGTTTTAAGCAGTTCAGAAAATATACAGTTTGGAGTATATGACCAAGGACAATACTATGGAGAACATAGAGATATAGATTTATCAACTCCCATCAATAGAAAACTATCAATTACTGTCCAATTAAGTAATCCTAACTATTACAAAGGTGGAGACTTTGTTTTGTGGGATTTAGGTGGTAAAGAGTTAAGAAATGATGAGTGGAGAAATAAAGGATCAATACTTGTGTTTCCATCGTTTTTAAAACACGAAGTAGAAAAAGTAACTAAAGGAACTCGTATGTCACTGGTACAGTGGTATGCAGGGCCAGAGTGGAGATAAATGAAGGCAATTCTTAATCACAGAATATACCTAGATACCACACCTGAACTCGAGAGAAAACTCGAAGAGGAGTTAACTTATACTTTACCTCCTCGTATACCTATGGATCCACCTATGGTTATAAAAACTTTTAGACGAATTAGACCAGGTTTAGTTACCATACCTGGCGGAAGAACGGACTTAATACCACCCGATTACGATATAATTGATAAACGAGTGAAATCATCAGTAAAACTACCTGAATTTAAGTTTAAACTACGACCTTCTCAAAATATGGTTTATTCTGAGGTAAATGACAATGCTATAATTAACGCATGGGTTAGCTGGGGAAAGACATTTACTGGTTTAGCTATCGCAGGAAAGCTAAAGCAAAAGACACTCGTAGTTACCCATACTACAAACCTACGAAGCCAGTGGGAAAAAGAAGTGGAAAAAGTATTTGGATTTAAGCCAGGCAGAATAGGCGGTGGAGTCTTTAATGTAGAGCCTCCAATCGTGATCGGGAATATTCAGAGTTTATACCGCAGAATTAAGGATATAAAACATCTATTCGGAACTATTATTTTAGATGAAATGCATCATGTTAGTAGTCCAACTTTTACTAGAATTGTAGATGAAATGCCTGCGCGATATAAGATAGGACTCACAGGAACATTAGAAAGAAAAGACGGGCGTCATGTTGTTTTTAGAGATTACTTTGGGAATCATGTATTGAAACCGCCAAAGGAAAACTTCATGACTCCCACCGTTGATATAGTAAAGTCAGAAGTACGATTTTTAGATGGAAGAAATATGCCTTGGGCTAGTAAAGTAAATCATCTTTGTTATAATAGAGAGTATGTTCAAAGTGTGAGTATGATTGCTGCAGCTTATGCGGCTCAAGGACATAAAGTATTAGTAGTATCAAATCGAGTATATTTTCTAAAAGTTTGTGCTGAATTAGTAGGCAAAAATGCAGTTCATGTTACAGGAGATATGGATCATGCAGAGAGGGATAAAACAATCAAACAATTAAAAAAAGACAAAAATGTTCTATTTGGAACACAATCGATATTCTCAGAGGGAATATCAATAAATGAGTTAAGCTGTTTAGTACTGGCTACACCAATTAATAATGAGCCTTTATTAACTCAGCTTATAGGAAGAATTTTAAGAAAAGAAGAGGGTAAAATGCAACCAGTAGTAGTAGATATTAACCTAAAAGGGAAAACAGCAGCTAGACAAAGTAATGCACGTATGGGTTACTACATTAAGCAGGGATATGAAATTAATCAACTATGACCTCAGAAAAATATTTCTTGACAACAGTTGATTTTAGTGTTATAATATATGTTACTATATAATTGGGATAAAGTAATGAAAATAAGCAACGGCAATATTAGTCATATAATTGCCATTCTTCGTATGATAACTTACAAGAAGTTACCCACAAATTACTACGATCCAACATTTAATTTTCAGAGATATAAGTTTGGGGGTAGTAGTTTCCTTATAAATCCCATCGACTTATTAGAAAAAGGCAGACAGTTCAGTGATAGAGAAGTAGTAGAATATGCAGGTGTCGCATCGTTTCGCTCCTATCACTATTTTAATGAAACGAAAGACACCACACTAGACTTGTTACACTGTCAAGTGTCACAGGATATAATTAATAATAATAGACTACTTGATATTGAAGCGAATCGTATTCACTTCATGTTCGAGAAGCCACAGGAGAAAAATTATGGCAATTAAATTTAATCAGAGCAAGGGTTCGGCTCAAAAAGAAAGAATGGACTCATATGTATATACAGGAAAAGAAAATCATCATGTAAGATTAATAGGTGATTTACTTCCTAGATATTTATACTGGATAAGAGGAGGTCAGAAAAACTATCCTATCGAATGTTTATCTTTTGATAGAAATACTGAAACCTTTAACAACAAGGAAACAGATCATGTTCCTGCGTATTTTCCAGATCAAAAATGTTCTTGGTCTTATGCTATTCAATGTATTGATTACAGCGATGGTGAACCAAGTATCAAAATCTTTAATCTAAAGAGAAAGTTATTTGACCAAATAATGACTGCCTCCGAAGATTTAGGAGACCCAACTGATCCTAACACAGGCTGGGATATTTATTTCAAGAGATTGAAAACAGGCCCTCAAGTGTTTAATGTAGAGTATCAGTTACAAGTATTAAAATGTAAACCAAGAGCGCTCAATGAGAGTGAACAGGCTCTTGTCGCTGATCTTAAGTCAATGGACGATGTTCTTGCAAGACCTACAGCTGATGCGCAACTAGAGTTACTAAAAAGAATTACCGAAGAAGGCGGTTCTGTTGATGAAAGTATTTCATCAGAATTTGATGTTGAATAATGATATTGTTTACAGCAGACTGGCATATTAAGTTAGGCCAAAAGAACGTTCCTCTGCCTTGGGCTTGCTCAAGGTACGAGCTGTTCTTTGAACAACTCAAGTCGTTAGAAAAAGATATTGATTTACACATTATTGGTGGTGATCTTTTTGATCGTATGCCATCAATGGACGAGCTTACTCTATACTTTGACTTTGTAAAAGGTGTAGGAGTTAGAACAATCATATTTGATGGAAACCATGAAGCGACTAGAAAAAATAAGACATTCTTTGATAATCTTATTCGAGTAACAAATGAATTGAATCCT